ACGGAGGTATGAAAAATGGAACTTAAAGAAAAAATCACACTCGATATGCTCACAAAGGACAGCGTGTCGGTACTCAGACAGCAGTTTTTAACCTTTAACGGTGAAGAAATGCAGGTCGGCGTAAACATCCGCAATGCCTATATGAATGATGAATCAGGCAGAGAGCAGATAAGAAAAGTTCTCTCTGATGAATACTACAACGCCGTTATGGCAGTATGGGGCGACAATCCAACCGTTGACGAGCCGACAGAAAGCGAGGTGTAAACAATGAAAGAAAACATCTTACAGGCATTATTTGCCGCAGTTTGTGGAGCGATTGTCGCATATCTTAACATCTTGCTTGTGCCGTTTGCGGTGATGATTGCAGTAATGCTCATCGACTATGCAACAGGAATGGCACAGGCATACATCAGCCACACACTTAACAGCCGTGTCGGTGTAACAGGCATCATCAAAAAGGTAGGCTATATCGTAGCCGTAGCGGTCGGTATTGTTGCCGACTATCTCATCAGTTCGGCACTTGTCAATTGCGGAATCGACCTGCGGATTAACTACTGTATCGGCATGATTGTTACGATTTGGTTTATCGTCAACGAGTTGATTTCAATTTTAGAAAACCTCTCGGAAATCGGCATTCCATTGCCGAAATTTTTGGTATCAATCGTCAAGAGATTAAAGACAACAGTAGAAACGAAAACAGATTCAGAAAGTGAGGAATGACTATGAGTAACTCAAAACTTGTTAATTACACAAAATTAAGTCCAAACCACAGCGGTAAACGCACACACAGTATTGACCGCATTACTCCACATTGTGTAGTCGGTCAGTGTAGCGTTGAAACACTCGGCAACATCTTTATGAATACAGCCTGTGAGGCAAGCTGTAACTACGGAATCGGCTATGACGGCAGAGTGTTGCTTTGTGTAGATGAGGGCAATCGCTCTTGGTGTTCATCAAGCAATGCAAATGACCAGCGTGCAGTCACAATCGAATGTGCAAGCGACACGGTAGCTCCGTACACGATGAATAGCAAAGTATACAACAAACTTGTTGACTTATGTGTTGACATCTGCAAGCGTAACGGCAAGACTAAACTGCTTTGGTTTGGTAATGAGGACAAGACACTAAATTATTCGCCAAAATCAGGTGAAATGGTCTTGACTGTACATAGGTGGTTTGCAAATAAATCTTGCCCGGGCGACTGGCTCTATAACAGGCTCGGCAATCTTGCAAGCGAAGTAACCGCACAGCTCAGTGGAAAAACAACAAATAAGGAGACGACAGAAGAAATGATTAAATACGGCTTACATAACACAGCAATACTCGCTTTTAAGAAGCAGTTGATTACACTCTACAATATGAAAATAATCAAAACAAAGGTTGATAATTCAAACGGCTTCGGTGACGGCACTTTGAAAGCTGTTAAAGAGGCACAGAAGGCAGGTAATATCACAGCTAACGGTGTTGTTGATGAAAAGACAGTCAATGTTATCTATCATCTTATCAATGATTGCAATTGGGCTAAAGATAAGAAAATTGCAAATGCAAAGAAAGCGTTAGGTTAATATTACATATCCATAATAACGCCCCTAAAAGTTATTATGGAGGTAAAAAAATGCGTAGCTTTATCGGCTGGATTGGTGGCAAAAGTCACCTTAAAAATCAGATTATTTCACTTATTCCCAGTGACTGTAACCGCTACATAGAGGTGTGTGGCGGTGCAGGCTGGGTCTTATTCGGTAAGGATAAAATCAAAGGTCAAATGGAGATATTTAATGATATTGACGGCGACCTGATTAACCTTTATAAGCAGATAAAATACAATTGTTCTGCTCTACAAAAGGAGATTGATTGGTTACAATCTCGAGGGCTGTTTTCGCAATATCGCTATGAGATTGAGAATCAGGTTGAGCTTACTGACCTGCAAAGAGCAGCACGATATCTTTACTTGATTAAATGTAGCTTTGGTAGCAATAGAAATTCTTTTGCGACCGCCCCTAAAACAATTTATAATATCGTTTCTGAATTACCAAAGTACAAGGAGCGATTAAAAAGTGTAATCATTGAAAACAGGGATTTTGAAGACCTTATTAAAACATATGACCGTGATTCGGCTCTGTTTTATGTAGATCCGCCATATGTGGCATCAGAACGCTACTATAACCGCAACTATACTAAGTTCAATAAAGATGACCATATCCGTTTAAATGCCGTTTTAAAGGGGATTAAAGGGCGTTTTATCCTATCCTATAACGATTGCGATTTCATTCGTGACTTGTATAAAGGTTACAATATTAAGTGCGTAAGCAGGCAAAACTTGCTCCCAGTGACCGCTGAAAATCGTGCAGAATTTAAAGAAGTTATCATAACCAATTACTGATTTAGTAATAATATTACCGATTAAGCAAAATAATAACGCAATAGTATATTATATTACTAGGGGCGTTATTATGATTAAAATTCATTTGTCTGATTTGCTTGGCAAATACCGCATAACGCAGGCTGAACTCGCCCGTAAAACCGGCATAAGACCTGCGACAATATGCGATATATATAATGAGATGTGTGACCGCATTAACATTGAACATTTGGACAGGATATGCGAAGTCCTTGGTTGTGATGTTGCTGACATCCTTGAATATCAGCCAAATAAGATTAAAAAGACCGGCACAAATCTCATTTTAGAGCAAAACGGCAACCGAAAAAAGAATAATTAACACAAAAAACACCTTGCAGAAAGCAAAATTTCTGCAAGGTGTTTTTCTTTTTACGGAAACATTTCTGCAACAATATGCAAAAATGATTAATTCAATTTTTTTCATTTAGTGTGAAAAGTTTTTTCGATTTGTGCGAAAAGCGACAGATGGTGCGGTATCTTTTGGTTATAGATTTGTTAGCTACTTGTTAGCTGTGTGTTAGCTACGATATGTATTTTTTCGTGTTTTAGGGTGATTTAAGTATAGCAAAACCCCAGTAAACATCGTATTTACCGGGGTAAAAAGCTATGGTGCAGGTAACAGGACTTGAACCTGCATGAAATTGCTTTCACATGGACCTGAACCATGCGCGTCTGCCAATTCCGCCATACCTGCTTATTAAATTGAAAATTGAAAATGGAAAGTTGAAAATGATTGTGTCAACTTTTGCATAATCAATTTAAATTCCCTTGGTTTTTACACGGTAGGGAAACCGAGGCGGAGCTTACTTTCAGATGAATCTTACTCTTCAGCTGATTTCGCAACAGCACTCAAAATGTGCTATATTATTATAGCAGACCGACAGGTAAGTGTCAAGTGACATTTACTTTATCGGTCTGTTTTACGCTGATTATTTTTCAGAATCGGGTTTGCGGATTTTGAAACCGTCATATTTTCCGATGTCGCAGAGAGCAATTTCGTGGCAACCCATTCTTGTTGACAGCGGTGCAAGCTCCATATAGTCGCCGTAGAGGAAAGTAAGGTACTTGTCATATTCCTTTGGCACGGGGAACTTGTAACCCTCAAAGTCGGCATAAGCAACATCGTTAAGATATTCCTTTGGAAAAGCACCATTATAAATATTTCTGCCCATTCCGTCATAGAGATATTTTGCATTCTTTTTGTTTTTAAAGAATTTTAAAGTACGGACTTCAAGCCACATACTGAATCTGAGCGGAAATATTTTCTTGCAGAAATTTGTTACAATACTCTGGATTCTACTGCCGTTTTCAGCCTTGCGATTGTTCCATTTATTGAACACCAGCGCTCTTGTGAACAGAGTCACAGCCATATGAATTTTTCGTCCGATTGCTGAATTGGCTGTGTTATCATGACAGAAAATATCAAACGCAATTCCGTTGTGCATTGCGTGATGGTCTTTTGCAAAGTCGGTTGCAAAGAAAGTGTCGTCAAGTCTGACCTTGGCAAATTCATAGAAACAAGCCTTGTCCGTATGGTACGATTGAAAAGTCATATTACTCGGAAGTTCCTTTGGCGCAATCTCGCAAAAGCGGTCAAAATCTTCACGCAACATCATAATATCGGCATCATCATCCCACGGAATGAAGCCTTTGTGACGAATTGCACCGAGAAGTGTTCCGCCGCCGAGAAAATATTTTATGTTGTGCTTTCGACAAATTCTGTCGGTTTCAAGCAGAAATGCAAGCTGAATTTCGTGAATTGAATCAAGTCTGCGCTCGTGTGAGTGGGGAATACGCAGAACTTTTTCGGACTTCATCTTGTCCATTATGCAGATTTTCAGCATGGTTTCAAGGTCTATGTCGGGAGTGCATTCGTTTACGGAAATCTTGTTTGAATTAATTGCACAGCCGTCAAGCTCCGTAAAATTGCCCGACTCAATTGTACAGCGACTGCCGTAAATATCGTTGAGAACAGCCGCAATCATAATCAGCGATGCGTTGCAGTTTTTGCCGCCGACATTATAAACTGCGTTTTCTTCAAGATTTGTCATTGCGAATACAATCGCCTTTAAAACATCGTTGATATAAACAAAGGTGCAGCGATCCCTTGTTGCAGGAACAACTGTGTCACGGCGGTTGGCTATATCGTCAAAAACAGGATCAAGCACGCTTGTAAAGTTGCTTGACGCTCCAAAAATTATGCCCGTTCTGAGCGTTGTAACGGTTGATTCGCTGTTCTTCAAAACCGAGTGTAAGGTGGTTTCTCTCGTTCTCATAAGCTGACCTGCAAGCGATGAGGGAGAGGTTGCGTCAAGTTCTGCGTACTCGTTTTCGGAATAAACTCTGTGCGGTTTGGCTTTGCCGTAAATTCTGCTGTCGTTCACAACGACAACTCTTGCGCCTGTGGCTTTTGCAATTTTGGCACAGGCATTTATCTCTGCAATGCCGTCAATCATAATCTGTGGGTTGTTGTCTGTATGTTCACCGCAGATTCCTGTTGTAATTACATAGTCGGCACTTGAAATTTCCGATGCAGAATTATAATCGACAAAATCAAAATCATCTCTTAACAAGAGTTCGCTGTGGTATGATGCCATTGCGTTGCGTGATTTGCCGAGAAGGATAACTTTTATTCCGAGCCTTTTAGCCTCGTTATTGTACAGAAAGGCATAGCAAAGACACCTTGCAAGTTCACCGCCCGAGATGACAATTGTTTTGTTCCTGAGCTTTGCAAGAGTTTCTTTTTCAACTCCGGGCAATGCCGCCCTGTCGGCCTCAAATTCGTTTAAAAAATCTTTAATACGCAT